CCAGAGGGTTCGGATAGGCGTATCCCTTATCCGTGAAAAGAACAGGCTCACTTTTGGCGAGATCGGAGACGAATTGCGCTCGACGATCGTATTTTTCGCACAACAGCGTGAGGGTGGGCGCGTCAGAGTCGGCTAGCCAATGGGCGCCGGTCGTTACGCGCTCCCATAGCTTCCGGCCCTCGGCCTTTAGGTGAAGCGGGGCGCGATTCTCAACGGGCGCCACGTCGCCGACGTCGGCCACGTCGGGCAAGGGGCGTTGCCCAGGGTTACCGAGTTTCCGTTTGCGCTCATTTGGCACGGGCGGGCGACCTGCGACCACGATTCACCCCTTTCTGAGCACCTACTAGTGACTAGTAGGTGGAAAATCGGGGCTTTCGGTCGACACCCCCCGGGTCAAAATTTCGCAGTCATGTGTCCCTGCCCTGGGCTTGGGTCCATTCGGACATTCCGGACAGAGATTCAGTACGCCCCCCTACTGCACATAATGTCCGAATTGGGGGCTACCCACAGTGATAATGCGAGTGGGAAGCACACAACACGACTAACCGGCAAATCAACCGGGGCGATTGTGCTTGCGACTGTTACAGCCTCGACAGAGAACCCTTAGGTTGTCCGGCTGGTCGCTGCCGCCGAGTGACCGAGGCTGAATGTGGTCAACGGTGAGGTCACTAGCAGCATGAGGGGGAATGCCGAACCCTGGGCAGTAGTGCCCATAGGTAGCTATGTGCCGGTCGAGGACCACGCGCGCTACCTTGCGCCACGCTGCCCCATAGCCTCGGGCCGTAGACGATCCTCTACGCCGTTCTAGGCGGGCATTCCATACAGCGGCATGGGCATCACAGCGGCTAGGGTTGTTAGTAAGGCGACCACAATCTAGGCACGGTCTACGGGGCATTACTTAGCCCCAATCAACCTAGCCAAATCACCGGGCGTCACATTACCGGGCGCGCGATTAGGGAACAGCGGATCGCCCGCACGCCTGTACGCCTCGGCCACTAGCTGAGAACAGATCATGTGACCACCATCGGCCACGTAATCGGCGAGTGCCTTAGACGGCAACCCTAGGCGCTGGAATCCGATAGCCGCATAGTCGACCCACGAATAGGGGGTGTCGACCAGCGCACGACCAGCGGCCACGATATCGGCACGCTGCACATCGGTGAGCGGGAGACTGCTGTAAACAGCGCCTCGACCATGCATCACGGATGCGGGATAAATCTTCGCTCCGCCGGGTTCGCCCTGAACGATTTCCCCATTGTCGAGAACGAGGAACGCGTGAGAGAAACGCGAGGGGCAGCCGATAAGGGCTTGCCCGAGGGAAATCAGCTTTCCGCCGTAGCCATGGATTTGGACTACGCCGAAATCACCCGGCTGCGGCATAAGAGAATTCCTCGCGAGTCTTGGACTGGTGACAGGGAATACAAAGAATTTGGATGTTCCCCGCTACGTCCTCGCCACCGAGGGCGATAGGCCGAATGTGGTCGACCTCGACGTCAGACGGAGCAAAAGCGCCACCACATCGGTTACAGCCGACGTAGGCAGCGCGGTTAACGTCGCGACGGGCCCCAGCGGCAGCGTCACGCGCGGGGAGTCGGCGGCTGCGGCGATATCGTGCAATGGTCACCGGGGCCACCTTTCAGAACGTGCAAAGCCACCTACTAGCGACTAGTAGGTGGGGTGGTACGGATGGTGCCCATCCTCGGATTCGAACCGAGACTGCACGGTTCCTAAGACCGTTGCCTCTGCCGTTGGGCTAGGTGGGCATGGCTGGCACGGTAGGACTCGAACCTACGACTAACGGATTAACAATCCGCCGCTCTGCCGACTGAGCTACATGCCAAAGTTTTAGGGCTACTCGCCGCCCGTTTCGCAACCAGTGACTAGCTGGGCTACTAAGGGCCGGTTTCACCCAAGGGGCACCCGTCAGATGACCAGTCACGGCCGTTGGCGGGTGCGCCTAGCTTTCGGAAGTGGATTTGAACCACTAACCAGGGTCGCGAGCCCCTGCTCTGCCAATTGAGCTATCCGAAATTGCGCAAGAGCCACTGTCACACAGTGCCCGGGGGGTGCATGCCCCGCATATGTCTTGCGCTCCGCACAGGCTGATGGAATCGAACCACCGACACGCGGGTTTGGAATCCGCCGCTCTGCCACTGAGCTAAGCCCGTAAGTGCCCGGCAGGCTCAAACCGTGGGAGAGAGTCACGGGAGTCGACCGCCGGGCGGTTTTTGGGGAAGTCCTCGGTCCGCCGAGGAGTGTGGTATTTCGTGCGCGGGAATCTTCCCTCGGTACGTACTAGAGCGCAACGGTTTACGCGGGGGTGGTCCCTGACAACTGACGGATGAACGTGGTGTTTGGGAATGCCTATAGAGTCTCTTAAGACATACCGAGATTGATACTAGAAATGTCAGTCGTCAGTAAGTGCAGCTCAGATGGTGCGCTGAAAAAGGCTGATTATCGAAAACGTCAGTCACCCACCCCGCTGTGTGGCCACCCCGTGTAACCGGACCGGTACGCTCCGCTTCCTCGACCACCCCAACGCCACAGACGGCCGTCTGACGGCACGAAAGAACCCCGGACGGCCTAGGGGGCTATCCGGGGCTCTAAGGGGCTTACAGCGGCGTCTAGGGCCCTAGAGGGCGGCTAGCTCCGCCTCGGTCACCTCGGCGTCGTCGTCGTCCTCGACGGGTACCGGGCGCCAATCCAGCGTCACGCGTTCCTCGATGGGTACGAACTTCTTCGTTTCAGGGTCGCGCCCTACGCCGACGGACACACCCGTGAGGAACAGGTCGAGGAATGCCCGCCGCTTGAACACGTCCCACCCGGACCAGGGCGACCCCGGGCCGATTAGGTCTGCCGACTCGACGAACCATTCAGTCGGAATCCGCACCGCATCCGCCGTCTGCGCGTCGAGGGTGGCGAGTCGGCCCGTGCACTCGTCCTCGAATTGCCGGTACTGCTGCATGGTCGCGCGCCACATGTCGAGTTCCTCGCGCCCTCGGTAGAGCCCTGCTTTGCGGTCCGCCTGTAGCTCGGTGATCGATTGCCGGACGTGGTCGAGGTGTGCGGCCGTTTCCCGCCGGTCTTCCTGTACCCCTGCGAGGTCGGTTTGAGCGGCGAACCTCAGCGCGGCAGCCTCGACCCATACGCGGTCGGCGGGGTCGTCCATGTCGGCGTGCGTGAGCCGTGCCCACACCCGGTTAGCCACGTAGTCGTCGAGCATTTCGCGCCGGATCGCGAGGCCGCCGTGACCCTTGGGGTTGGCGCACATGTAGCTACCGGCGCTGAGGGTGCCGTTACGGCCCTTAGTGCCGCCCGTCTGCCCCATGGACCCTCGGCACACTCCGCAGCGCGTGAACCGCCATCCGCTAAGCAGTGTCGGCGTGATCTCCTCGCCGCCGGGGCGGAAATCGGGCCGTGAACGCTTTTTGCGTGCCTCTTGCAGCTCCAGCCACCTAGCGCCGGTGATGAGCCCCGTATGGGGCGTCAGAGGCTTTCCGGTCTCGTCCCGGGCGATCACGTTCACGTGTGCCTTGCCGCGCAGCACCCGGTCACTCGCGAACCCGCCGATGGCGGGGTGGTTGAGAATCCAGCGGACGGTTTGTGCCCGCCATCGGATGGCGTCGTCCTCGCCGGACACCCGACGGGCTTTGATCGATTCCAGCCGCTTAGCGGTGGCGCGTCGTGCGGCGTTGCCCGGGGCCGGTACGCCGTCCTTGTCGAGGGTTACGGCAATGCTGTTGTCGGTCTGCCCGCTGAACGACATTTCGATCATGCGCATGACGGTTTCGACGTGGTCGGGGTTGTCGGCGTCGGGTTCGAGGACCGACACCACGAGATTCCCGATCTTTTCGCGGACGGCGCGCATTCCGTACGGCGCCGAGGACGAGTGGCGCCCGCCGACGGCCCTGATTTCGTCTTTCGCGCCCTTGAGTCGCTCGGCCTTAATGTCGCTGTCCTGCTTAGCGAGGGCAGCGATAAGGGCGAAGATCGCAACGCCGATCGGGTCGGATGTGTCGAGGAACGACTCTTTCGCCGACACGAACCGCACGCCGTGCGCCTTGAATTCCTTGTCGATTTCCAGCGCATCGTGGGCGCCCTTGCGAGTGAGCCGTGACAGCTCATTGACGATCACCACGTCTACCTCACCCGCGCGTACTGCGGTCATGAGTTCCTCGAACCCGGGGCGAATCGCGTTCGGGTCCCACCCGGACCGACCGACGTCCTTGAACGTGCGCGCGGGTGTGACCTCCCACACGGCCCCGTTCCCCGATCGGGCTTGCGCGGCGCCGATGCACGCCGACACCTGCGCCTCGGGGCTAGCTTCGGATGAGTCGGTGCGTGCCTTGGACTGCCGGGCGTAGATGGCTACGCGGACGACGTCCAGTCGGTGACCCTCAACGGGGCTCAAGAACGGAGACATGCCTCGATTGTGCGTCATGGTGGGTCTGACCTGCGCTTTCGTGGTCGAATCTTTGTGATGGTTAGTTGCCCATGGAAGGTGATCCATAAGCAACTAACCAACACCCTAGCCGGACCGGTGCCGACACGGGGCAGCGTACCCGGACCGTGACCAGCAACTCCCCCCGCTGGACGATCCGGTAACGGCGGGTCGGCGCCTAGCGTCGGGGCCATGAGAACGACCTCCCCCTACGTCCCGAACCCGCCCGTCCCCCGGGGCAGCGTGCAGATAACCGGCAGCCTCGGCCGCGAGGACGCATTCCGCGAATGGCATAAGGTCGCGCGCCTCTATACGCGCCTCGCGCTGCCGTTCCGTGTGGCCATTCGGCCGTTCGGCACGGGGTGGGCGCTGTGGAGGTGCCCGGCACGCCCCTACTAGACATGAAAGTGCCCCGCCCGGCTGATCACCGGACGGGGCTTAGAGTGAGGGTGCGGGTCCCGGGGCGCTATGGATGCCCCGGGGCCCGTTCGGCTATTCCGCCGCTATGGGTTTGCCGATCCTCGCGAGCCGGTACGCGCCGTGAAGCCTTTGACCCTCTTCACAACCCAGACTCGGGCCCTTGGAACTGACACAGACGGGGCACGGCGGCGTGACTCCGTCCCTGGGGTGCACGTGGTCGACGTACGCCGCCCATGCTGTCTCGTAACCCGTTTGGGGGACCGTCGGCCCCGTTCCCTCGCTCACGCCGACGCCCGCTTTCCGAGTAGATCGGCGCAGTAGCCGCAACCCATGATCACGCCGGAATTCGACATTGATTCGAAGATCGCGATTACCACGAGGGTTTGAGTCTCTCCGCCGCACAGAATGCAGAGAGCCCCCCGAGGTTGCATGACAGTCGTCGTCTGCTCCGCGCCGGTGGGCCCAGATGCAGCGACATTCTCAACGCATGTGCGTTGTCCGCTGGCGGTCATTGTTCGATTTTCCTAACTCGGCGTCAGGTCCGGTCCGTTACCGGACTAGTTGAGTCAGGCTACTCCCCTAGCACGTAGGTTGTGCGTCCCACGGTGACACTCGATGCGCCGTTCCTAATCGCTTGCGCGGCAGCCTCGAACTCTTGCGCGCGTTCCTTGGCGTCTCGCGCGTTGCGCTCCCACAGCACTGCCCGCCCTTCCAATTTGGCGAGCAACTCGGGGACGTTGCTGTAATTCTTGATCTTGGGCGGAACGATGCCGCCTAGTGTCTCGTCGTTCATGCGACCAGAGTCGCACGGTGAGCCCCGGTGCGTCGCCGGTCCACCTGCCGCTGTCCCTCAACTCGGCGATGCCGACCGTAAGCATTTCGTCACGCATGGGGGCCCATGCGCCGTCGAGGACCGAGGCAAGTACGTCTGTCGACTCAAGCGCGAGGTGCAGCCGCAGCGCATCGGTGACGGCCGTTGCCACGTCGTCTACGCAGTCGGCTACACCGCCGTTGCATCCGCCCCCGGCTAGTTCTCGTCCATGTATTCGCCATTGGTAACTAATTGTCATACTTCCAGCGTAGGCCCACGAAAAAGCCCCGCCCGGGGGTTCCGAACGGGGCCACCCCGCAGGGCGCCTAGGCAGCGCTCCCGAGGCCGTAGAAGTCGGCTAGCGCCCCCTCGTGCGGTACGTCCTCCTTGTCGCGCACATAGGGCCCCTGGTCGCCTCGGGCTAGGCGGTTGAGGCCCGAAAGGGTGTACGGGATACGGCCGTTAACGCGCTCGGCGCATCGGGCGTCCCACACGTTCCACGGTTCGGCCTCGGGCTCGTACCGGCCGTAGGTCGCGTTCCATGTCCATACGTACGTGCCGATGATGCGTGACGAGAACAGCCCCCGGGCAATGAGGCGGAAGCGGTTATGGCTCATGGTTCGAGCGGCCGTGAGCGCCCACACATGGCCGTACGAGCGCAGGACACGGTCTAGGTCGTGCGCGTTATAGACGTACTCCTCGGGGGCCGCTGTAGGGCAGTCGACGGGCCTCCAGTCCCACGGGTCGCAGGTAGGACGGTCGCAGGTACACGCCCGCTTGACGGGTACCTCGACCCATAGGCCGACGGTGGGGGTATCGGCGGGAACAGGTATCCCGCACACTTCCATGATCATTGGCGCCTCTTGCACCCCGGTGCCCGATTGGGCACGTTTGAACTCTCAACGTAAGTATGCGGAATCACATGTTCCGGCAGGTGGCCAGCGGTAAAGGGTTTGGTAAGGATGCGTAGATCACGTAAAGGTTAGTTTAGCTCCGAAAGTCTTTACCAATAAAAAAAAGAGGGGCACCTACTAGTGACTAGTAGGTGCCCCTCGGGCGTTACAGCGTCTTGCGCTTGCGCATGTCGACCGCCTCTATTCGGCCGTCGAGGTAGTGAACGTACGCCTCTGCCACGCCCTCGGGCGCCCACAACATGTACGCCTCGGCCTCGCCGACCGGCGTTCCGTACGTCGACGGCACGGCGTCACCCTCGCCCCATGCCGAGTACCACCGGTCGCCGCAGCATTCGCAGTCGCGGCCGTCGTCGCAGCCGTCGAAATACAGACCGAGGCTTTCCGCCCGCTCGTTCGCGTCCTCGGCGCTGTTCGCCTCGATGATGACGTGACAGGAAATGCCGTCCTCGGCGTTGAAGTCGAAACCGCCACCGCTGTTGTTCTGTCGAAAGTCGTAGAACATTGAATTCTCCCCTAGTAGGCGTACTGAGTCATGAAATGCATGGCGAGGATGACCCCCGCGAGGAATGACAGGGCCCGAGTCACCGGACGGCCTTTCGCTTAGCGGCAGCGCGCTTAGGGGCGGGCGCAGGTCGCGCCGCTTCCAGTTCAGCGAAGAGAATTTCAGCGGCGAGCGGGGAAAGGGCGACGGTCGAAATCGTGCGGCCCTCGGCGTTCATCGTGTAGACGTCGTATCCGGTGGCCGTGCGGGTGGCCTCGATGGTGTGGCCCGAGGCAGCGTTGAACTTGTACGTGGCGAGCATGGTTTCCCCTCCGATTCGCGGAATGTGTGCGGTGCTTAGGCGGCGATTTCTTCGGCGCTCGCGCCCTTAAGCCACGACTTGCGGAACGAATCCTTTGCGTGCCACCGAATGGCCTTTATCTGCGTACGCGGAACCCCGAGGTCGGCAGCCATTTCGGCGTCGTGGTCCTCGCCGTAGTACGGGGCGAACGGGAGTCCGTAGGTTCCGGCCAGCACGTACCGGCGCTGTTCCCCCATGCGGGCGACGATCGCCCGAACCCGGTCGCGAATGTCGCGCTTCCGGAACGAAACGATGTCGGCGTCCTCAATGAGGTCATCCGTAAGGCCGATGCTCGATGCGATTTTCTCGCCCAGCGTTACCGATTCGTCGCCGTCGTTGCCGCCCATGGGAGCGTCGAGGTACTCGACTCCCTGCCACGACAGACGCGCGGCGTACGCCATTTCCCGGCTCATCTTGCGGGCACCCATCGCCGCCGACTGCGCGACCTTTTCGGCCTCGTACGGGTCGCCGCCCGCCATGCTCAACGCCCGCTCGAAATCGGCGGCAGCCTGCCGGGTGACACCCGGGCGAGTCTCGACCTTTCGCGCGTCGCTCATGACGCCCTTAAGCGTCGTGTCGACGAACGTGAAGAACTGGGCCACCGAGGTACCGGCGAACCGGCTAAGCGACTCCCACACGGCGATACGGCCTATCTGCGCCAACTCCTCGGCGAGGTCGGCGTTCACGCGCCCGCCGGTCGTGGCGTACTGCCGGGCGAGTTGCGTCACGCGCTCCTCGGTGGCCTTGCACACGGCCTCGGTCGCCGGAATGTCGTTGGCCTTAGCGGCGGCGATCTGCTCGGGGGTCAGGTCAATCATGGGTCGTGCTCCGTTCGTTTCGCGTTGCTGCGCCTTGAGCGCAAGGGCTTACGCGGAACGGGGCCGACTGGTCGTTAGACCGTGTGACGTGCGCCACTACCTGTTTTAGGCAAGGGGGTAGTAAGGCGCAGGTCTGGAAGTTGGCACGACGAATCAACCCCGTTCCGGGGTCCGCTGTGACGGGGGTTGATCGGGCCGTGCCGTCGTGGCGTGAGATGGAACGTACGTCCGGTGCGCGTTACACGCAACGGGCGTTTTCGCTGGTTAGACCACGTGCGGCGAGGAACGTTGTAGCAAGATCGAAGGCGTTACCGGGGATCATCCTTGGGAATGAAGGTGGTCACCGGCGTGTCACGGCCCCGGGTCGAGGAATCGAATGTTCGATCATGGTCGGGGCGTCACGTACTAGTTGGCGTAGTTGGTTGCCAACTTTTTTCGGCGACCACCTACTAGTGACTAGTAGGTGATGAACCCCCCGGTTACCGGCGCGTACCGTAACCGGAGGGACGTGGTCCACATCACATGTCGGCGCCGTACAGGCTGCCCCACGACCGCTTACCTATCTCGGCCTCGGCCTCGATCGGCACCCCATACAGGCTGAACGTCATACAACGCTCTATCTCGCGCGCAATGTCCTTTGCGTCCTCGGCCGGAACCGACGCCAACACCTCGTCATGAATCGGCAGCCGCAACAGCGGCAGCAACCCCGCCTCTTCCATGTGCAGCAACGCTTGCCCGAGGACGTCACGCGCTGCGGACTGGCACGCGTAGTTCACGACGGCGTACGTCCGGTCACGGTCGAGGGGCAGCCGACGGCCGGTCGCCGACACGTGCACCATGCCGGTAGCCCGTGCCTCGCGCTGCCAACGGCCCGACGCCCGCTTAATCTCCGGGTACACCCGGTCATACGCGGAAATGGCGCGCTGAACGTCGGCAATAGGCGCACCCGTCTGCCGGGCAATGGTCGCCGCGCCACCGCCGTACACCTTTCCGAACCCGACGCCCTTACAGAGTTTCCGGTGTTTGGGGGTGAAGTTCTCGCCGAATACGAGCCGGGCGGTAAAGGAATGGAGATCCTCGCCCGCTCGAATTGCATCCTTCATACGCATTACGTCGGCGAGGGCAGCCAACACCCGCATTTCGACGGCCTGAAAGTCGGTCGACACCATCACGTGACCCTCGTCGGCCAAAAGGCAGCGCCGAATCATTTGGTCACTCGACGGCAACGTTTGCAGCGCCGGACGCTGAATGCTCATACGCCCGGTACGGGCTTGCAGCGTGTTAATCATCGGGTGCACGCGCCCCGCGCCGTCGACCTCGGAAAGGAATGTCTCGGCGTACGTCGTCCGCCACTTCCCCGCGCGCTTACTCCGCAACACGGCTTCCGCCAACGGGTTAGCCGTACGGGCCCCTACCCGCTTCCAATCGGTGTCGAGGTCGGCGAGGGCAAGCAACACGGCCTTATCGACCTTGACGGCACCCGACGCCGTGCGCTCGGTGAGAACCTCACCCATGCCTATCAGCGCCTCGGCAATGAGTTTGGTCGAGTTCACGTTCTCGACCCCGTACCGGCGTGCCTTGTCGGCGTAGCGCTGCGATTCCTCGCTAAGCGCGTCGTACAGGGTGCGGGTGTAATCCTGGTCGAGGACCATTCCAGCGCGCTGCATGTGTGAGCAGATACGGGCTATCTCGTGCTCGTACTGCACAAGCGCGTCACGCACCCCGAGGCGCGCAAGTTCGGCCGTAAGCCTCGGCTCGACACGGGCCGTGAGAATCACGTCGAGACCGGCGTAAAGGTTGTAGGTGGGGTGGTCGAGCGGGATACCCGCCCACCCGGTTGCCTTAGTGAGCCCGAGTGACCGGAACACGGCCGTTAGGTCCCCTTGCGTGTCCGGCGAGGACGGGTCGACCCAATGCCCCGACACGGGCTTAAGACCGGTGCCTATGCCCCCTTCCTGCGGCTGCCGGGGGTCGACCAGGGTCGCGAGAATCTTCGTGTCACGGGTACGCGGGGCGAGGTGCTCTAGCGGTATGCCCGCGTGCCGGTCGAGGACCAGCCAATCAAACGGGCCGTTATGAATGAGGAACTGAGTCACGTATTCCAGCGCACGCGCCGCGTAGTGCCGGAACAGCCCTCCCCGTTCCCAATGGATGACCCACGCTGTGTGCGCGTCGCCGAACTGGACCGTTCGCAGCCGGTAGCTATCGCTGTAGATGTCGAGGCCGGTCGTTTCGGTGTCGAGGGCGATCGGCCCGCGCTGGTTAGCCGCGCGTATCCATGCCTTGAACTCGTCGAGGTCGGCAGCGTCCTCGGGAATGTGAACCCGTACCGGGTCGCCCGCAATGCTGTGCGTGTAAGTGCGCATGTCTCCCCTTGAAACACAAAGGGGCACCTACTAGTGACTAGTAGATGCCCCTCGGGTGGTGGCTACTTAGCGAAGATTCCCGGGCCGGTTGCCGCCGTAGGCGCGTCGGCGAGTCGTAGACCGAACAGCGTGATTCCCTTTTCGGTCTTGCGTCGCTTCACCTTGCGTTCTTCCATGGCGCGGTAAAACGTCGTCCGGCGCCAACGTTCCTTTTGGGGCAGGTTCTCGGCCTCGCACCAATCGAGGTACGCGCTAAAGCACTCATTCCCAAGCATCGAGTGAGCGTCGTCGCCGGTCACCTCGACCACACCCGGGCAGAACCCTTGCAGCGCATCCGAGGTTTCCCGGTACTCCCGCGTCGCGTTGCGGACGGGCCCCGGGTCGGCGAGACCGTCCCGGTACCACTCGACGGCCCCACGGACGGCCCATGCCACGATCCCGGGCGCCTCACGCAACAGAGTCTCGTCGAGGCCGTAGTCACGTTCCTCGGGGGCAAAGTACCGGCGGAACGGAACCATCTTGACTCGGCGCCATAGCCCCTCATCCTGCCCCTTAAAGGCAGGCTTGTGGTTCGTGGCAAGCATGATCAGGAACGTCGGCGAGAACGTGAAGAACTCTTGCCGCAGGAACCGCGCGGTCACCTTGTCCTTGCCGGTCACCCTCTTGAGGACGGCCTCGGACATTGGCTTACCCGACTCGCCCTCGGAAGCCATCACCAGACGGGCGCCCCGCAGCGCTGCAATGTCGTTGGGGATGCCGCCGGAACCCTTGTCCTCGAACGTGGCGAACGGCGTCGTCTTAGTGATGCTGCCGAACACCTCCGTAAGCGTGTCCGTGAACACCGATTTACCGTTAGCGCCCGTGCCCCACAGCACAGCGAAACACTGTTCCGAGGTGTGGCCGGTAATGCCGTAGCCGACCAGCCGCCGCAGGTACGACGGCATGTCTG